ATCTCTGCACTTGAGGACCTCATCAGCCGGGTTGATATATGAATGGAGTCCGTACTGGTGTTTTGAATGTAATGTGAAACGGATGGACAGGATAACAAGTCAACTCAAAGACCTATCAAGGAGTGAGTGATGGAAATTTACATTGTGATTATTCGGGATAGACACAGCGACACAGGGGTTTTCCCGTTCACTGATAAGGATTACGCAATTGCCGAGGCAAGGCGAATAGCAAAAAAATACTGCCGCCATCCAGAAGATTACCAAGAGCATGATTATGGGCGTGATGATGGTTGGTTGTTCTATGCTGCTTATTCGTGCGAGTCGGACCATGTGAGGGTTGTCACGGCAACAATGGACGCAACTATTTAAGCAGTAGTGGCTTGATTTATCGTTTGCCAGGGCGCGGATTATGTCAAAAGGTTTGGGGTGGAGTGAGATCGAGCAACTAATCGGCAACCAACCGGGAAAACCGGATAGTTCAGGGGGTGAGTGATGGCTGACAAGTATTGGTGTGAGTGGCCGGAAGAAATCTGCGAGAGGTGGGCAAGCGTTGAGAATACCGTTCCAGAATCAGGCCTCCGCAAGCTGGTGGATAAGATGAAGCCACCCCACAAAAAAACGTGCGAATGCTATTACTGTGATTATCACCAAGTTCTTGTCAAGGGTGTTGAAGCGTTACTCAACAGGGAGGTGAGTGATAGTGTTTAAAAAGACAGCCATGTATGAGCTTATAGATGATCACTGGACAAAGTACCAAAAACTTTTGGAGTTAGAATCCGGCCTCCGCAAACTGGTGGAGGGGTGGGAAGACAGAGCGAACACGCTGAAAAAGCAGGGGTTATCAAACCATACTGAGACAACTATGATCGATGAAATAAAACATCTACTCAACGGGGGAGAGTGATGGAAATACTGTTGGCGATAATAATTCTTGCACTGTGGGCACTGTGTATCCTCGTTGCCGTGCCGCCGTTCTGCGTGTTGCTTAGTTATTTAGCTCGTATGGGCGGTGGCTGGTACAAAAAATATTGCATGTGGTGGATAAATAAATTTGAGAAACCGTGGTGGTGAGCGATGGCTATCACATTAAAAGATCTTGAGGAGTACGAGGCCAGCCTCCCCGATCCTGACGGGAATTTAGAGTTTGTCGACGAAGTGCTCCGACTCAACTTCGATCTGCTTGACGACGGGCAGCCGTGGTATATAATCATCGGCCCCAATTCGGTGGACGTGACCGTGCCGGTGGAAAACGACCCAAAGATGAAAAACGTCCGCCTGGTCGCTGAGCGGCTCTGCCGTTTCATCTCTATGCAACAAGCCAGCTTTAACTACCTCAAGATGGTTGAAGAGCAGCCCGACCATGAGTAAACAAAAAAAAGCCCCGGCCCAGTCGCAATGACCAGGCCGGGGCGTGTGGTTTTACATGCTGTTTAGCGTTTGTGCGATGTACTGGGCAAAGGCGAGATCCTTCTTGCTCACCCGCCGATACCCGCTCTCCAGGTCAGCGACCCTGCTCTGCGAGATGCCCATGATCTTCCCCAGGTCGGCTTGGGTCAGGCCGGCTTCCTTCCTGGCAGCCCTGAACGCCTCTTGACGCGCACTGTTGTGGTGCGTTGCCGACAGGCGCTGCTTCTTGAGGGAATCAAAGCAGTATTTGCACAGCGACTCGTCCTTCTCTGTCTTGCCGGCGCAACCGGCGCACTCAGCAGCCATCTTAGGCCGCCTCCGCGTAGACTCCCCACTGGTCAGGGGTGAGATCCAGGATCTTACCGCCCAGGTTCTCAAACTCAGTGGCCCGGTCGTATGACTCATGGTCATTGGCCGTCGCGGTAGCGGCGTTGAGAACCCCGTAGCGGCTGTAGTCACCGCCCTTGATCAAGTTCTCTAGGACGCTCTGCTTCTCCCCCTCATTGAGCCCGTGGTCTTTAGCCAGGAGCTCGACAGTGGCAACCGGGCTGGTGAGCTGCGGCCCCTGGGTGGCCTCTCGCATCTTCTCGACGATAGCGTCAAAGGTCTCGCGTTGTGATGCGGCCCTTACGATGTCGTGGATCTTTAACATCAGGGCCTTGTCATCAGCCTGCAGCGTGGTGTCCTGGAAAAGCTGGAAGGCCTGCTCGCCGTCGCCCTCGATCTTGCGGCCGACGTGGTAGCGGCTGAGGCTGTGGTCGTTGCTGATCATCCCGTTGAGGCACACCAGGCGATAGATCAGCGGCTGGATGGAGAGCGAGCCGAGCCCGATCTCGGAATTTGAGATGATCACGCCGGCCTGCACCTCGTCGCCTTTTTTGATCTCGCCGGCGATCTTGGGGAAAACGGCCTTGAGGTAGAGCCGTCGGTCAGTTACATCGCAGGACACAATCTGCACCTCCTGCGGTTCGAGCAGGATCGGGAGGACCGTCTCGGCGACATCCTCGTTGTCGATCCGGCGATAGCGATCGCTGAGAAATGCCCGGGCGGTGCCGTCCAGAGTGCGGACCATGCGCGCCGCGTCAGACTTCTGCAGCCAGTGGTTAATATTGCTGGCCAAAAGCTGGGGCGCCTCCGCCCGCATCCGGTCATAGTACTTGGCCGGGACCTTTGCCCAGGTGCCCATCTGGCGGTGGGTGTGGTTGGTCATGTGGTAACTGCCCTGCCCTTCGACCTGCAGCCGGGGCTCGGTGAGCTGGGCACCTTGGTCCTGCACCACCTGCAGCCTTTCGGTTGGGGAAACAAAATCCTGCTTTGCTTCTGCGCGTCGCTGCAGTTCGGTGGCCAGTTCTACAATTGATTTTCCTGATTTCATAACAATCCTCCTGGGTGAAATAATTAAGAGGGGTGACTAAATAGCCACCCCCGACTAAATAGGCAGGCTCGCTTATTCTTTCACTTGACGTGCCCGAGCCCTTTACGCAGGGCTCGATAGATTGTGCGCCATTCGTGGCCGTGGGGTTTGGCGCCCCTCGGGCCGTAATGCCACCAGGCGGCGGCGTGAGCGATTTCGTGGGCGACAATGATCGCAAAGATGACGCCCGGCTCGCCGCTTTCAAAGCTCCCGATTACCGGGTCCTTCTTGATGTGGGAATATTCGGTGAAGGTGCCGGTTCGCTTCCAGTCCCAGAACGAGACTGAAATGTACGGGTTGCCGCGCCGTGTCCCGCCCCTGCCACGCCTCATATCCTTGACGTAGACAGAGAGTTTCTTTTCAAACGTCGCCGGCTTCTCTATGAGCCGTTGATCCTTGAGAATCCGGCAGCACTTGAGCGCGACCAGGCGAGCGTCTCTGGTGGCCTTGATGCGCTCCTGCTTGCTGATCTTGGGCTTACGCTTGGGCCGCCCAGCCCTGGCCTGGCGCATCGTGTCGAGAATCCGCTCAACGGGCCCGGGAATATACATCATTGCAGTGCCGCAGCGCAGCTCGACCTCAACTTCTCTAAACTCGCCCTCGCACCTGATCTCGACCTTTGCCTTGTGGCGCTGGAAGACCAGGTGGGGGTGGTCAAAGTTGTTCTTGTCGCCCCTCGCCAGGGCCGGGAGCCACGGGTCGCCCACCGCGGGGCGGCCGTCGTCCTCCCAGATGCCCTCTGTCGAGGCGACCAGCTCGTCGATGGTCTGAGAGCTGGCCCTGATTACCAGTGGATAGTCCATATCCGTTTTGCCCTCCTTCGTTGTGGGGAGTCTCAGCTCCCCGTTTTGTCAAACCACCCGCGTTGCTTGCCGACGGTTTGGATGACCCACGCCGCGTCCTGCCTGGCGGTTGGCATGAAATCCCACACGCGCACCATCCTGACGTGATCGTAGTGCCGGTAGAGCCCGTATTTCTGGGCCAAATCGTGGGGCCCGAGTCCGTCGTCCATCGGCTGTATCTCCAGCTCGACGACGTGACGCTCGGGGGTGCCGATTGCACCGCGCTTATTGGCGGTGAATGTCAAAAATCTCCGCATAGATCCTCCTCTGTTGGGGTTGATGTTTAACCGCAAAAGGCTGCCGGCCAACCGAGGCTCGCCGGCAGGGGTTTCGTGGTTAACCGTAGTATTCGGCCAAGACCTTCTCGATCTGGCGCTCTTCCAGCGGGGCGCCCTCCTCGTCTACCAGGGTCTCGTCGCAGCAGTCGCTGATCGCCCAGTCGACGACCTCGGAGTAGCCGGGATCGCGACCGTATCGCGCCCCTGGTATGATTTCCTCCTTGATCCTTTTGACTTCGCATCGTGTGTTACAGTGCTCGCAATACGTCTCTATCATTTTTCCCTCCAGAAGTTATGGAGCCCGTAGGCCCCGGCAAACTCGAGCCGGTTGGTCCACTCTGGGATAACCGAGACCTGGTGGTAATGGGTAGCCCCTCTAGTGAAGTCGTGGCCGGCCACCGCAGTGACGGCCACGTCGAGGCAGCCGATAAGCGCTGCCATGTCCTTCGGCCACCACCTCTTTTTCGGCTGCAAGGTCCAGCTGAACTGGTAAGGCTCAAGGACTACCTGCTTCACGTCCAGGCCCTGACTGCGGGCCCGGTTTAACGTGACGTGCGCGACGGCGAGCTGCCCCAGGGCGTCCTCGCCACGCGCCTCATGGTAAATATTGAGCGTCAGCCAGAGGACCGCCTCAAGCGGGTTCACCGCAGGCCCCGCTCTTTCGCCAAGCGGTTCATGGCCTGGTGGTAGAACTGATTCCAGAATACGTGCCTGTAGGTGCTTCCCTTGGCCCCGGCCCGCTCCTCGGCGTCGGCGCCGCCGGTCAGCTTGTGCGCTCTCAACTTTTTGTCGGCCTCTTTTGCTGCAGAGGGGATCAGCTTGTTGATCGCTGCAATCCGCTCACCGTTGGTCAACTCTTTTCCTTTTTTCATCACTACCTCCTCGGTTGTTGTTTCACGCATCCCAGCGCGGTTCTTGTGTCACGTCGTCATTTTCGACGGCTATAAACTCGCAGGCCTCCTCCAGGTCGATGATCCCTGCTTCGGCGTCGTCAAAAATTTCACATAAGTCTCGGTCCATTTTTCCCTCCTGCTATGATTTAATTGCCTGGTTTAATCCCAGGTGCCAGGGGCCGGATAGGCCAGCCCCTGAAGCCCGTTATTAAGCCACCGTAAAGCGCTGCCCTTTGGCGGCAACGGTCTGGATGGTGTTGACGTTGATTTTGCGGTAGCCGCCGGCGTGGCGGTCCCATACAGTGATGTGCCGGGGTACAAGCGGCGGCGTATACTCCCGGGCGCCCTCTTTCACCCCTTTCTTGACGCCGGTTCTGGCCAGCATTTTTCGCCGGCTGCCGTCCTTCTTGATAAACTCGACTCCGAAAAACCCGCCCTTGGTTGAGCGGATGAGGTTTACGGCCTCCGCCGGACTGATGTGGTTGTTCACAGCTCCCCTCCTATTGGTTGTTGAGATCCCAGGTATCGCGGTACGTCTGCCGATACAGGGCCTCGATTTTTACCTGCGCCTCAGTCGACTCCAGCGCCAGCATCCGCCGAAAATGATCACGGTGATGCGCGGCACTGGCCTCGTCTCCTACCCGCCGCGCCTGGGCTTCCTTAAAAGCGACCCAGGCGTAGATCTCGTTCGTGTTGAGTTGCATAGTCTCCTCCATGTTGATTCTCCCGCTCTGAGCGGATTTTGTGGTCAAAAAAAACCGCTTAGCTGCACGTCACTGAAGCCGGACGCGCCGGCCCCAGTAAGCTGCCTCTAAGCCCTTAAATCGTTTCTATACTGCTCTTTGGTCGGCCGCTTGAGCGCCTGGACGAAATGCTGCTCATCTCGAAATATCGTTCCGTGTATCTCCCAGCCTTCGGCGAGCATGTCATTAACCTCACCTTCAAGGCGATGAAGCTGTGCTGAGCAGGCCAGGTGAAACCCCGGCTCATCCAGGTCGTCTGCCACCACGATACCTTTGCCCGCTGTCCTGGCCCGGAGGATGGAGTTCAGCCCAAAGATCCCGACGTTGTCAAACGCATCGTGGAAATCCTGCCATCCCCGGAGGGTGTCGAGTGCTTCGAGTAACTCCTGGGCACGCTCGCTGCTCATTTTGTCGACGGCTTCCCGCCATTCTTTAAACGTTAAAGCCATAATTCACCTCCTGTTTGTGTTCTGTAAGCTGCCACCTGACCACCAGGTAGCACGTCACAATTCACATCCAGGTCGTGGAGAGCCGCCTCATGCGGCACTGATTTGCCCTCCCATAACCGACAGGGGCAACCGATCAGTGCGGCCGCAGTCCCCTGCCCTTCAGGTCCAGGCTGTATATGGCCGGTAAGGCTCAGCCCAGTATCCTTTTTGCCGTCCCGCCCTGGCATCCGCCCGTCGTCGGGGTCAAACTGTATTCGATCTGAATACACTTGTATCACCACGCTGCGATAAAGTCAACCGAAAGAATACTATTTTTTTATTTTTTATTTGCGACATGCATACTTTCACCCTAAACTTGTGGTAGGGGAGAAGACTCCAGGGCTTCTTCCTCACCGCCGGGGCGGTCATCACGGCGCTTTGGCGGCCCCGGTACTTTTATCCCCTGGACCGTCAACTATCTGCATACTATGGGACGCGGCAAAGACCTTACTGACAAGCAGGCGAAGTTTTGCGACGAGTACCTGGGCAACGGGGGTGATGCCTCCGCTGCTTACCGCCTTGCCTACCCCACCTCAATCAACTGGAAGCCAGAGTCAGTACATCGCTGTGCACACCAACTGCTCAAAAATACCAAGGTAGTATCAAGGGTCTCTGAAAGGCAAGCTGCCAGGGAGTTACAGGCGAAAAAGCAGTTCGAGATGGACAATCAGGCGCTGATGGAAGAGCTGGTGCCGATCGTCCGGGCCGACATCGGAGATCTCTTTGATGAAAACGGCTACCTGCTGGCCCCGAAGGACCTGCCCGACCATATACGGCGCGTCGTGTCCGAGTTTGTCGTGCGCGAGCAGGTCGACGGCGAGACGCTGGTCCGCATGTCAAAGATCAAGCTGGTCGACAAGCTGGGCGCCATTGAAAAGGTTGCCAAGCACATCGGTTTTTATCGTGAGGACAACGATCAGCGCCGTCCGGAGGTGTCGACGACGGTCACGGTACAGCCCGGGCCCGATGGGCGCGACGAGCTGATCGAACGGCTGGGCAGGTTGTACCCCAGGCCTGGCGCAAGTGATGAGGTGACGGTCCAGTGACGCGGCATATCACACAGACTGCAGCGGTTGAGATGCAGGCCATGCTGGACTGGTATCCCGTCTATATCGAAGGGGCCATGGACCAGGCCCCGCTCATGGGGATCAGTGAGCAGGAGGCGGCCGACCGGGCAGTTCGACACCTGATCAAGACCGATCTCTTCTACTTGCTTGCTTACGGGCTTGACCGGCAAGACATTATCCATCCCTGGCTTTTTGAGCGCTGCCGCGAGGTCCAGGCCAGCCCCGACGGACGGCTCGATCTGTGGGCCAGGGAGCACTACAAGCTGGAACCTCTGACAAACGAGATATTGACGACCGATGGGTGGTCGACCATTGGCGGTTTGCGCGTCGGTGATAGCGTGTTTGCGCCCAGCGGCGAGCCTGCGGGCGTCTTGGCATTGAACGAGCAGGTCGTCGAGCCCGAAATGTATAGCCTAGAGTTCGCTCCCCACCAGGGCGAGAGCGAGTTCGTGGAGACTGGCCACCAGCACCAGTGGGACGTCGAAATTCCGGTCAGGACGCCAGAAGTGGACGCCTGGCGGCCCGCTAGGATGAACACGCGGCAAATCGCCGCATACACCGAGTCTGAGCAGGTAAAGAAGCGGCCCCGCTGGCTTCGCATTCCCGTGTGTAAGCCGATACAGATTCCGGAGGCGCAACTGCCCATAGACCCTTACCTCCTGGGTGTTTGGATAGGCGACGGGTGCTCTGCCGGGGGGCAGATTACCAACAGCGACAAGCAGCTCTACCGGGCCATCGCAGAAGGAGCGCACAGGACGCCAATGGGGAATACGTTCAGATATACTGTCCCCGGGCTGACCGCGGCGCTGAGGGGTGTCGGTCTGATACCAACGTCTTCGAGCCAAAAGTTTATCCCTGAGCAGTACCTGCTGGGAAGCGTCGAACAGCGCATATCCTTGCTGCAGGGACTTATGGATACCGACGGGCATGTCAGGAAAAACAATGGCCAAATAAAATTCCACACCATGTCACCGCAGCTCGCGAGCGACGTGGAGGACCTGCTGCTTTCACTCGGCGTGGTGGCAAGCGTGTCGACCGGCAACAAGGGCATGTATGTTGTCACCTTCGCCGGCGGGCAGTCATTCAGACCTTTTAGGCTCGACAAGCACCTCGACAAGGTGCCGACCCATGCCAAACACCGCCCCCCATACTGGTACATCAAGGGCGTAACGCGCAGCGGGCCGCAGACCGGGCGGTGCATCCAGGTTGAGGGCGGTAGGTATGTTACTGGCCGCGCTTTTATCCCGACAAGGAATTCAACGATCATCACCTTTGCTCTCACTATCCAGGACATCCTCAAGGATCCGGAGATCACGGTCGGCATCTTCAGCCACTCTGCCCCGATTGCCAAAGACTTCTTGAGCCAGATCAAGCGCGAGTTCGAGGGCAACGAGAAGCTCAAGCACCTTTTCCCAGACATCCTCTGGGCCGATCCGAAGCGCGACGCACCCAAAGCCGGCCAATCCTGGTCGGTCGACAAGGGGATTACCGTCAAGCGCTCGACCAACCCGCGTGAAGCGACGGTGCAGGCGTCCGGGCTGGTTGATGGGATGCCCACGGGCCGCCACTTTAGCCTGCTCGTTTACGATGACGTGGTCGTGCCTGAGTCGGTGACCACCCCCGAGATGATCAAAAAGACAACCGAGATGCTTGAGATCAGCTACAACCTGGGGGCCCACGGCGGCAGGCGCCGCTTTATCGGCACCAGGTATCACTATAACGACACCTATGTAACGATCATGGAGCGCGAGACGGCCCTGCCCCGCCTTTACCCCGCGACGGACGACGGGACCTTTGAGGGCGAGCCGATCTTTTTGTCTCGAGAGCAGCTCGACGAAAAGCGTCGCGATATGGCCGCCTATGTCTTTGGCTGCCAGATGCTGCAGGACCCCAAGGCCGACAGCGCGATGGGCTTTCAGGAGGATTGGCTCCGGTACTACGACACCGAGCCCAACCCTGACACCCTGAACCTGTATATCGTGGTCGACCCGGCAAACGCCAAGCGCAAGGAAAACGACTACACATCGATGTGGGTGATCGGCCTGGCGCCTGATCGCAACTATTACCTGGTCGACGGGATCCGTGACCGCCTCAACTTGACCGAGCGCACCGACGCCCTTTTTCGGCTGCACTATGAGTACCGGCCTGAAGCGGTCGGTTATGAGCGGTACGGGATGCAGGCCGACATACAGCACATTGAGGTCATCCAGGACCAGCGCTCTTATCGCTTCCCGATCTACGAGCTCAAGGGCTCGACCCCGAAACCTGATCGTATCCGCCGGTTGATCCCGCTCTTTGAGCAGGGCCGGCTCTGGCTTCCCCGGTCGCTCTATAAGACGACGGCCGAGGGCACGCGCATCGATATAATCGACTCCTTTGTCAAAGATGAGTACCTGGCCTTTCCGGTCGGCGCTCACGACGACATGCTTGATAACCTGGCAAATATCGTCCACCCGGACATGGTCGCGACCTTCCCGGTCGCCCTGCGCCGCGAGCGCAAAGAGAGCTGGGAGACCAGGCTGCAGCGCAAGGTCCGACAGATGCAACAAAGATCAACTGGCACAGGCATGACCGCCTAGTAAGAGGGAGAGCATGGCCGAGAAAAAGAAAACGGCGATCGAGAAGCTCAGCGATGAGCAGCTGAGCCGCAAGAACTGGAGCCGCTACAAATACTGCCTGAACGCGGGACACGACCGCTATATAGATGTCGCTCGCCGCAATGAGCAATACTTCCTTGGCGGTGGCACCCAGTGGGCCGAGGCAGACGCCCAGGCGATGCGCGACGAGAACCGGTTCATGGCCGAGTTCAACAACATTTTGCCGGCCGTGTTGACCGCCCTGGGCCTGCAGTTGCACTCCCGTGTCGATCTTGACTTCCAGCCCCGCGGCGAAGGCGCCGACGATAAGACGGCCGAAAAGCTGACCAAGGTGATCGGCCAGATCGCTGATGAGATCGAGTACCAGCGGCGCGAATCGACCATGTTCGAGGACGGTCTGGTCCAGCAGCGTGGCTTTCTCGAGTTCAGGGTCGACTTTAGCAGTAACATCTTTGGCGAAATCTCTTGCGACTTACTCGACCCGCTCGATGTCCATATCGACCCCGATGCTACGACCTATGAGCCCGCTGGCTGGCAGGATGTGACCATCACCAGGTGGATGAACGAGGACCAGATCGAGCAGCGGTACGGCGAGAAAAAGATGGAGCAGCTGCGCCAGAAGGCCGACGCCTACTTTGAGAGCGACGCCTATGGCAGCCGCCCCCATTTCGGGCCTGACGCCGATGGCGGCACCTACTACCAGGACTGGGTCAAAGAGATCGAGGGCGACAAGGACAACCGTCAGTACCTGATCATCGACCGCCAGCACCGCCAGCTCGTCCGCGATGAAGTCATCGCTTACTACACCGGCGAGATCAAGCCGCTGGCGACGATGACCCCTGAGCAGATCGAATTCGCCCTGGACAAGGGCAAAAAGACCGTGCTCGACCATGAGCGCGTCCGCTGGACAGTAACCTCCGGCGGGGTGGCGCTTTTCGACGACTGGAGCCCGTATCGCAGCTTTACCGTGATCCCCTACTTCCCGATCTTTCGACGGGGCCAGACCAGGGGCATGGTCGACAACCTCAGAAGCCCGCAGGACGTCGAGAATAAGGCCATGAGCCTGATCATCGAGATCGCCACCAGGGTCGCAAACGCGGGCTGGAAAGTGCCGCTTGGTTCGCTCAAGAATATGACGGCCGACGACTTGATGAAGTGGGGCTCAAAGAACGGTCTGGTCATCGAGTTTGACCCCAAGGTCGGGGAGCCGACCAAGATCGAGATGAGCGACATCCCCCGCGGGTTGCTCGAGGCCAAGCAGACGGCTGAGACGGCGATCAGCACGATCAGCGGGATGAACGATCCACTCCAGGGCAAAGAGGACAACGCCGTCAGTGGTGTGGCAATTACCAGCCGGCAGTACGCGGGCCAAACCCAGATGGGCGGCCCCTTTGACTCGCTGGCCCTGTCGCGACGACTGGCAGCGCGGAAGATCCTGGAGCTGGTGCAGACCTTTTATACCGATGAGCGCGTTTTCAGGATCACCGATCCAGAAACGGGCCAGTTCAAGGAAGAGGTGGTCATCAACGAGATCGGCGAGGACGGCTCGATCCTGGATGACATCACCATCGGCAAGTATGACGTGGTCGTGACCACCACGCCGACCCATGCGACGCACAACGAGAACCAGTTCAATCAGATGATGATGATGGTCCAGGCCGGCGTCCCGATTCCGCCGTACCGCATCGTCAAGGCATCCTCGCTGATCGATAAGCACGACATCGCCACCGAGCTGCAGCAGCAGCAAGAGCAGCCGGCAGATGTGGATCCGCTTGCCGAGGCCAGTGCCGATGAAAAGCGGGCCAGTGCTGAGTACAAGCGGGCCCAGATCAAGAAGATTGCCTCCGAGACGATCAACGAGAATGTCGACGCGCTCTACAGCGCCGTGCAGACCGCCGGTGTGGTCGCTGAGAACCCGGCCGTCGCAGGCCAGGCCGATCAGATTGCCCGATCAGCCGGCTTTGAAGATCAGGACAGCCCGCCCCTTGTCCCGACCATCGGCGGGCCGCAGGGCGAATATCCGGCCGGCACGGCTGCGCCTGCTGCTCCGGCGCATGGCTTTGACCTGCCCCCGAACACTGATCCGACCACGCCCGTCCCGGCCCCTGACCCTGCGTCTCCCCGGGTGGGCGCCCGTGAGGGCATAGAGACAGAGCGGATCGAGGAGGTTTAGGCGAGATGAAATGCAAAGACTGCGAATGCTGGGAACAATTTGCTGACACTGAGTTCGGCTGGTGCAAACAGACCGGCCTCCCGGCGGTGGCCAAGCATCAGCTCCAGACCTGCCCTGACAAGTGCTCCCGGGACTGTGAGATCCTCGCAGCGGAGCGCGCCAAGAAGGACAGGCGCTGCAGTGAGTGTCGGTGGTTGGAGCGTGACGGCATGTCGATCGAATGTCATCGTAACCCGCCGCCATGGCCGCCCGTAACCCTTAACGACTGGTGTGGAGAATATGCAAACAAATAAGAGGGGGCGCAATGAAAAAGCTGGCCGCAGAGCTGCTGTTCGTGCTGGTGCTGGTCCTCAGTATGCTGATCACTTACCAGTGCGGGACGATGTAGGACGTAAAAGCTGGTGTGGGTGTGTCTATACGATGGCCCCGCCGGCAGCGAACGCAGGATAAGATCCAAAAGGAGGAGGCTGGAATGGGAGAAGATGTGAGTACCAAAGTAGCGTCGATGATCGCCGACCCCGACGAGGTGACGATGGCCATGGACGAGGTGAGCCGCGACAGTCTCAGCGCCGACGAGCGCCGGGCCCGTGGCGATTACGTTGACGGCGATGAACCGACCACCGAGGGGGCAACCGATGAAAAAGCCGGACAAGATGAGCAGGGCTCGAGCGAGGGGGCAGAAGGTGAGCCAGCAGATAGCGGCCAGGAAGCGGATAGCCCTGAAGACGGACCAGCTGATGAGTCAGCAGGTGGCGAAGACAGTGGAGAGAGTGGAGGCGAAGCTGAAGACGCCGAAGAAGGCGCCGAAGAAGCACACGGTGAACCTGACGGATCGTCTGAAGATGCGGTAGAGCCGACCACGGTCCCACTGAAGACGCACATCGATGAGCGCAAAAAGTTTCAAGACGAGATCGCCGCGCTCAAAGAACGGCTGGCACAAGAAGGGGCCACCGCGACAGAGGGCGGCCATGAGCAGGCAGCGCAGCCCGACCAGGCGCCGCCCGAAGATCCTTTTGCAGACTTTGATCTGAGGGCGAAGATCACCGAGAAAACCGAGGCTTACCTCGACGGTGATACCGAAGAGGTGGCGCGTCTCGAGATAGAGATCGCCGAGTATCAGCAGCACCAGGCGGAGACCAGGGCCATTGAAAAGATCAGGGCGGAGACCGAGGCCAATCGCCTGGATACGGTCAAGGCAGAGGTCTGGGGTCGTCACGTCGACCGCTTCTCCGACACCGAAACCGTCGAGGCCTTTGTCGCGATGGCAGAGGGGCTCAGCCAGATGAAGTCGGTCCCGATGGCCGATGGTTATCTGCTTGCTGAAGAGCGCTTCTTCGGTGCCCAGGACAAGGACGCGCCGACGCCCGGGCCCAAAGCCGAAGCAAGGCCCGATACTCCAGCAAAGCAGGATGAAACGCGAACCCAGCGTCGTAAAGAGGCGGTGGATCGCAATGCCGATGCGGCCAGGCAGCAGCCGCCTCGAACCGGGTCAACCGGACAGGGCGCCCGCAACGACGGCCTCAAGGCCAGGACCGCTTTTGACTTTGACTCAAAAGAATATGCAAACCTCCCCGAATCCAAGAAGCGGGAGGGCCGTGGCGACACGGTAAACTAATATCGACGCAGAGGGCGGGCCGCTCCCCTGCTCTCTGCACCTCGCAGTACGCCTGATCGCTCTATTGGCGGCAAACAAACGAGCGTTTCGTGCACCTCAGACGACATTGAGGGTCTCGCTCTCCCAGAGCGTAAAAAGGGGAACAAGGATTGTTAAGTAGTTTTAATTGTTCACTTTTTAATAGGAGATCAGCAATGTCTGTCACCAATTTCGGGATGCTTTCCGACGAACAAAAAACGTATTGGAAGCGGGACATCTGGGAGTACATGCGTACAGAGTCCTTCGCCTCGAAGCTGATGAGCAAGAGCGAAAACGCCGCCATTCAGCATATCACCGACCTGACCAAAGACGAACGGGGCACCAGGGCCCTGATGTTCCTCGTCGCCGAGCTTGAAGGCCGCGGCGTTGCCAACGACAACGAGCGTGAGGGCAACGAAGAGGCCATGCAGGAATACGAGATCGACATCAACATGGGTCTGATCTCGCACCAGGTCCGCAACAAAGGCAAGCTCAGCGACCAGAACCACGTTATCAAGTTCCGCGAGACCGCTCGCGACCGCCTCAAATACTGGTTGCAGAAGACCGTCGACCAGATGGCCTTCCACACGCTCTCAGGAATCGGCTTCGACAAAGACCTCAAGGGTAGGAACGTCGGCGCCAACGCCTGGAGTGAGCTGGTATTTTCCGACGACATCTCCGCCCCTTCGGCCGGCCGTCACTTTTACTATGACGGCAGTGACCTGCAGGCCGGCAATACGGCTGCGATCACCAGCGCCTGTGTCCTCAAGTATGGCGCCCTGGTCGACATCAAGGCCTATGCCCGGACCAGCCACATGAAGCCGATCCGCATGGGCGGCAAGGACTACTATCTCTATGTGTGTGACCCGAGAACGGTCGCCAGCCTGAAAAAAGACTCCGACTTCCTGTCGGCCGTCACCCAGGCCGGCCCTCGCGGCACCAACCAGAACCCCTTCTTCACCGGCGCCATCACCACGGTCGACGGACTGGTCATCATGGAGCACGAATACTGCTTCAATACCAGCCTGGCCACCTCGGGCGTCGACAAGTGGGGCGCCGGCGATGACGTCGACGGTACCCGCTCGCTGCTGCTTGGCTCCCAGGCGCTTGGCTTCGTCGACATCGGCGAGCCGGACTGGGTCGAGAAGGGCTTCGACTATGACTCCAAACAGGGCATCTCAACCGATAAGTTCCTCGGTTTCCGCAAGCCCTACTTCGACAACCCCTATACCGGCAACGCAGATGAGGACTTTGGCGTCATCGCCCTTGATCTCTACCTGAACGTCGTCTAGGTGGCGGCCAGTGGCCGTATGAGGGACTTAGCTAACCCATAAATAAGGAGAATGTCATGAACACGCTTCAAGCAAAATTCCAGGGACGCCAGGCACCGCTGGTTGCGGTTGCGCCCTTCACCTATGCCGACATTGACGGGGCCAATTTTACCCCGGCGTTCGAGGTTCCGGCCAAGGCGCTCATCCTGCGCGGTGGACTGGTAATCACCTCGGCAACCAATGCCGCCAACATTGAAGTCGGCACCGCAACCGACGCCGACGCCCTGTTGACCGCCACCTCTGGTGCGGCCGCCGGGAGGACGGCGTTTGATGGTGACGATGCGGCAACAGAAGAGTCAGCGCTCGGTGCGTTGACCACTTACGGCGTCACCGCCTCCGCCCCCTTGACCCAGGGAGAAGGCTACATCTGGATCGAGTATGTCGTGGGCGACCGGGCTCATTGCACGCAGGGATAGGCCCTGACGTAAAACCGTAAACCAAGCACAGGAGGCTTGTTATGGAACGATTTAAGTCAAGAAGTGGAACCGTCCGGCTGGCATCAACGTCGGGCAAGGTGGTGTTTGTCGGTGAGGAGTTCACCAAAGTGCCGAACGAGCTGGTGGCTGAAGCCTATGCCAAGCAGCTTGTCCCGGAGTCTCTGCTCGTCGAGGGGGCCGCGTCAGCGAGCGCCTTTAGCGACATCGGGCGACGGGAACAGGTCGGCGCTGTCATCAAGACCATCTTTGAAATGATCGACGAGGGCGTCGAGAAAACGCCAGACGGTCAGGACTTGGCGTACCGTGGCAAGCCCCGTGTCGACGCGGTCTCTGAGCTGGCGGGCTTTAAGGTCACCGGCAAGGAGATCGATGAGGCGCTGGATTAGATGATAGGCCGAGAACTCGCTGAAGAGGCGCTGGACTGGGTCCAGGACGTCAGTTTCGATGAGACGTCCGCCCTGGCGCTGCTCAACCGTGCCCAGGTAGCGGTAGCTTCACGGCTGCTGCTGCCGGGGCTGTCTGACGGGTACGACACGGTTACGACCGACCCGCTGGCCTTTGCGGTGGCGGTGCCGGACGACTACATGAAGGCCCTCTATCATGCCCAAACGGCAAACGGCACCCTGACGGTGTACCAGAACATGGCGCTTTTTTTGGCCTACTACCCCAGGATCAGCCCACAAACAGGGCCCGTGTCAGGGGTGGTGGCCATAAACCGTCAGCTGGTGTACCAGCCGGTGCCGAACCTGCCAACCGAGATAACCCTGCGCTACTACCGCAGGCCGACCCCGATGACCACCAGGAGCGATTCATACCCTGACGGCGTCGAGTTTGGCACTGAGATCGCGGAACAGTACGAGAAAGCCCTGGTCCACTATGCGGCCAAAGAAATGTGGGCGAAGCTCGAGCAGGGCGAGGGGAGCCGCCCCGATACCAGCTACCACAACGGCGAGTA